ACACCACAACCATAAAAATAAAATAAAAGGAAATAAAATGGCAGAATTTGTTGATGTTTTAGAAACAGAACTTTATACTCTTTTAGATAAATATGAAATTAATGGAAGTTCTAAAGATATAGAAATAACGACACATGGTAGTTGGGATGATGAATCAACTTGGACAGATATTTTAGTTGATTCACAAGAACTTCCGGCTGGAAATTATACTTTTCAATTTAGTTGGATGGGTGAATTTTTAACTTCTGAAGAATATTATTGGAGAGTGAAACCAGTATCTAATGATGGACCTGATTTGCCTGTCACAGAAGTGAAAACTGAAAGACAAAACGGAAGATATTATTTTAGTTATTTCTTTATTTATTCTTGGGATGGTGGCATATTTGATTTTAGATTACAATTTAAATCGAAAGATGCTGCTGGATTACCAGCATATGTAAAATTCACTGACTATAGTATGAGTAGAAGAACGTAACTTATAAATCTAAAATCTTTTAATTTTATAAATAAGTAAAAAAAGGATTATAATGCCTTGTACGATTGATTGTCCATCTGGTGGAACTATAGCAGTTCAAGATATAGTAAATAATTTAAATCAAAGAGTATGTAATTCCGGTGATGTAATGACCGGTAATCTAACTATTAACACATCTACGCCATCTTATATTTTACAAAACACAGGTTCCGGCATAGGTTCCGAATGGCATTTAACATCTGATTCTATTCAGAAAAATTTTAGTATTAACACTTTAGACGGTAGTACATTTGTTACTAAATTAACCATAGATTCAGATGCTGGTAAATTATATCTTTTAAATTCAGATATTATTTATTCTTATAATGGAACCGATCATAAAATTTGGAATGAAGGAAACGATGGTTCTGGATCTGGATTAGATGCTGATTTATTAGATGGTAAACAAAGCACTGAATATATTCAAACGGATGGATCTAATGCAATGATTGGATCTTTAAAATTTGATAATATAGGAACAAGTGGAACACCTATAAATTTCAATGATATTCATAGTATTTCTGTAAATTCTGGTGTTGGTAATTTTAATATAAATGCCGGATGTGATTCTACACAAAATATTTGTACTGAATCAGGACATCCAATGAGAATAACATTATGGAATGATAATTCTACAAATTCTGCTCATACTTCATTACTTATATCAGATAAACTTTGTGATGCTGGCGATTTAATAGATTTTAACCAATTTAAATTTTATCGTAATGGTAATATTGAATGGGCAAACTATGATGAAACTGAAAAAAAATATTATCTTTATTCAAATTCTGGACATAGTGGAGATGATTTATTTTTAAAAATTGATGGAACTAATTCAATGGTTAGTAGTATTCCATTTAGTGATTCTTCTAATAATAAAATCGCTAAAATTAAAATGGGTACTGATCCATTTATTTCATTATCAGTAAATGATGCTGACAATTTAAGTTCAGAAGGTCCAGAATTAAGAATATCTAAAAATGTTACTTCTCCAATTTTAGTACCATCTATTTTCCATAGCAGAGTAGAGTTATTTTCCAATTCCGGTGAAAATGCTCATTTCTTTAGTACAGGAAATATTGTGGGTGGATATGGAACGGGTTCAGTAGGATTTACAGTTAATGATGGTGGTGGAAATTCAAATGTTACTTTTAATCACGTAGCAAGAAAGCCTGAACAAGATGGTAAATGTGGAAGAATTGTAGTAAATACTGATAATACAAATACAAGTGATTTATCAGAAATGCAATTTCAAATAGGGACCGGATCAAAAGATACATCTACTGATTTAGTCGATGTTTTAAAATTAACTAAAGGTGGGGATAATACTAAAAGAGATACAGGATTAGTTGTCGCTTCAAGTTCAAGTACTCAAGATATTGATCATGGACCTGATAGAACATTAGTAACTAAAGAATACCTATATAATGCAATATCTGATAATTACGAAAGAATAATTTATGTGAAAGATACAGGTGATAATAATAATGATGGATTAAGTGTTTCCACTCCAGTAAAAACATTTAGAAAAGCAGTTGAACTATGTAGGCCAATCGGTAGAAATAGAATTATTTTGTTATCTCATATTACTGAATATAATAATACACAAAATATTAAAGATGATGGTAATGAAAATCTAAATCCTTCACCAGTTAGCATTATTAATAAATATATTCTGGTAGAATCAGAAAGAGATTCTAATAATAAAGAAAAATATCAAATTCATTTTAAAACAACATCTAGGGATGATTATACTGATCATGCATGGAAACATTGTGGATTAGTAATTACTAATAATGCTTATGTTATTTGGAGATTAGGAACTACTTATGAAGTAACACATCCAGAATTAAAAAATGGTGCAGGCATGTTTACTTTCTTTAGAATTACATCAGGTTCTTATTTTAAATTGATAAATACTTATTCAAATAATGATGATGACTTTAGAGTACGTTTAACAGATAAAAATACTTTAGATAGTTCATATTCTAATGATTTTATTCCTATATTAATTCAAATGACCGAAAGTACTGTTAATTTATCGAGATTTGTTTATACTACACATGATACTCTACATAGCGGAAAATTACAAAGAACACGTTTGATATATTTATTGACTGGATCAGGAAATACTATAAATTATATCCCAAATCATTTAGTTGGAACACCAACAGAAAAGGGATATACCGTTTGTGAAATTCATGCTAATACTAATGTAGATATTACGTATGACATTTTTGCAAAGAATACATTTAATGCTGTTTTAAAAAATAATGTTCCTATTAATGTTTCTAGTAATGTTACTCAAATTGGTTCTTACAATGCTCTCAAATCTAATGCTAATTATCCTGCTAATGATAATGATGACGATCCTTATATTTCTGCATAAAGAATAAATATGGCTTTTAATTTAAATACATCAAAAAAATCTGAAGTTAATCTTTACAGTGATTTGATTAACGAACAAATATCGATATATGGGATACCTGTTTTATATATCTATACAGAAAAGAAAAATAAAGATGTTGTATTTAAAGATTTCAGCCATATGGAATTAAAAGAGTTTGAATCTATTCCAGAAAATTTAAAAAAAGAAATTTATGTATTACCAGAAAATCCTGAAGATTGGGATGGCGATACTATATTTAATAACTTTGGATTATATAATCAATGGACTCAACATTTATTCATTTCAAGAAAAACTATATTAGAACTTTATCCAAATTTTGATGAAATTGGAAGATCAGTGATGTTAAATTCATTACTTGTTCTTCCTTCCAGCGCAGTTCTAGAAATAACTCATATGGAAACATATACTCCAGGAATCAATAATTTATGGGCATTTGCTGATGAAAATTCTGTTTATATGTTACACGTGAAAATTTACGATCATAATATCGCTGATGAGGGTATTAATGAATATAAAGATAAAATAACTTTAACTGAATCAGGGACGCCACAAACTGAAGAAAATACAATATTTGAAACAGATCAAGAAGTAGATACATCAGGAATAGATAAATTCTTTGAAGAATTACAAAAAGAAAAAGAAATTATCGACTCTATATCTGATAAAACATCTGAAGAAAATATGGAATCGAATCCTGGACTAAATCCAAATAATACAGATACTGTATTTGGATCATTAAGTTAAGGAAAATACATGGATTATAAAGAAGAAAATGCGTTAAATTTTAAATATTTTAATTCAACTAAGAATTATACATTATCATTACTTAATGCGTTAAATAATGTAAAATATTATGTTCATCAGGATTCTAATGAATTCACAGATAAGGTATATACGATCCCTATTACATTTGGTAATTATGAAAAATGTATTGCTTTAGAAGATTTATCAGAAAAAGATATTAAATCTGGTAATATTAATGTTATACCAAGATTGGTGCTTTCTTTTGATGGAATGACCAGAAATACATCCAGATCAACTTCTAAATTTCAAAAATTTAAAAAAAGAATAAAGTTATATACAGATAATAATACAGTAGAATATCTAAACATGAGCTATAATTCTGTTCCTTATGATTTTAACTTTAGATTACTTCTTCAAACAAGAGGTATGAGTTCAGCAACACAAATAGTGGAACAAATATTAGCATATTTTAATCCTACTATGGGATTATTCATCAAAGAATTTCCTCTTTTTGAAGAAAAAACAGAAACTCAAATATCAATTACAGATCCTGAATTTGAAATTATAGATGAATTTGAAAATACGCAAATTAATATTATTAATGTTACTTTCAATTTGAGTATAAGAGGAAATATTTATAATCATATTTCTTATCAATATCCAATTAAACGTGTTGGTATCTTAATGCATATTTGGGATGATTATTTAATCGAATCTTCTAAATTAAGTACTCAATTTAAATATGATATAAATGAAAATACACATAAACCGGAAAAAGAAACTGTAAGACATTTTTATGGTACAGAAAAGATAGATGAATTTGTAAAAAGTTATCCATCAGAAGAAAAATTAATTCAAAAAAGAAAAGATTATAATCCTCCACAAACTGAAACTATGTTGAATGAAGGATCAGAATGAATAAAAAAGAATTAAAAGAACAATTTAATAAAGATTTTTTAAAGGTGAAAACTGCTATTTTAGATGTTATCCAAACATCTAGAAATGTAAGTAATGATATAGCAGAATCTTTAGCACAAGAAGATTATTCTAATATAGAAGAATATACAATTCTAACAAAAAATATAATTGATGCTACTAAACAATTTAATGAATTATACTTAAATGCTCCAAAAATTATTGGTGATATTAATAAAAATGTACAAGAAGAGAAAAAGAAAGTTAATTTAGATGATTTAATGAAGGATTGAAGTGAACAAAGATCTAAAAAAATATCTTGATAAATATAAAAAAATAAGTGGAAATATCTTTGGTGAAGAACTAAAAGAAGTAAAAGAATTATTTTGGTATGATCCTAAATTTACAGAATTATGTAAAAATGAAAAAGAATGGGACACAAAATATCACGATATTTTTTTAGATTTAATGGATTTACATAAAAGAGATGGATACTATAGAGATAAGTATGATAGACATGTCTCATATAATGGAATTAAAACACTCAAAAAAACTGGTACAGAATTAGAATTATCAGATATACACGAAAATGAAATTTTAAAATGTCAAGACTTTAAATATTTTAGAAAATTTTATTGTAAAATTCAAACGAAAAATGGTATATCAAGACCAGAACCAAGAAATTATCAAGAAAAATTGGAAGATGCTTTACTAAGTATGGAAGATGTTGCCGCTAGTTTTTCGCGACAGTGTATAAATAAAGAGGAAACTATTATAGTAAATGATGAAGAAATGAGCATAGAGGAACTATTTAATGAATCAAAATTATCTTACAAAAAAAGTGAAAAAAAATAGAAGATTTAAAGTAAATAGAGATTATATATTTATCTCACGATCTGCTTATTTAGGCAATAGTTTTAAATATAAGAAATATAATAAACATTTAATATTAGTTCATAGAAACGAATTAAAACATATTACATTTAAACGTGACAAACAGGGTATCTTTAAAAAAGATAAAGATTTGAAATGGTTATTTAACCAAAAAAATTTTTATTTTCATCTAAAAATTAAACCATCTTTTAACCAACTTAGGGAATTAAAAAAAATTTTATACAATATGAATAATTATTCAGAATATTTTATACTAAGAAATATTGCTTTTTTTATAAACGGTGGTGTAGAAAGAAATTTCATTGAAAGACATAGATTATTAATAAATTTAAAATCTCAAGATAAGTTATTTGCCCAAATATTGAGATATGGTATAAAAGAAGGAAAAAAAATAAAAAATACTGGTTGGGGTAAAGGTGAAAAAAATCCAGCATATAAACATGGCGGTAAATTGAGTCCATGGAGCAAAAAATTCATTAAATATAATGGTTTAACAGAAAATGAAAAGGAAAAAAGATCTAATAAATCAAAAGAGAAATGTATTAAAAATAGAATTAATAATACCTCTTTAGAATACTATATTAAACAAGGATATGATGAAGATACTGCAAAAAAACTTCAAATAGAAAGACAAAGAACTTTCTCTTTAAATAAATTAATAGAAAAATATGGCATAGATGGATACATTAAATGGTATAATAGACAAAAAAAGTGGCAAAAAACATTAAATTCAAAATCTGATTTAGAATTAGAAGAAATTAATGTAAAAAAAGGGAAGGGCGGAATCGGTAAATGGGTCAATGGATTATTTATATTAAGTGATTTTTATAAAAATAAAAATGGAATTTTATATTATTTTACATTTTTTGAAAATAATAAACAATATTGGAAAATAGGTATTTCTACTAAAAAATTTGAACAACGATTTTCAACTAAAATAAGAGAAAAATATAAAATTAAATTAATTGAAATAACTAATGATACTATAGAAAATTGCTTTTTAACAGAACAAATGATATTAAAAGTATATGATAATAAACGGATAAGAACTTCCTTAAGTACGGAATGTTTTATGGAGGATATTTTATGCAAGAAAATTTAATTATAGAAACTTATCCGGTTAAAAATAAATATGTAAAAACTCATAATGGTAAAGTAAGAATTCTTGAAGTACATAAAACAAAAAAATTACAAAGAATACTTGTACATTTCGATAATGGAAAAATTTTAAAAGCGGCTCCTCACCATAAATTAATAAATACAGATTTTGAAGAGATAAGTTCAATAAATTCATTAAATCAAAATATTATTTCTGACTCAAAACGGGGGTATTCTAAAGTAATTAAAATTGAAAAAACTGATATTTATGAACATATGTATGATATAAGTATTGATTCAAAAGATCAATTATACTTTAGTTCAGGTGTTTTATCACATAATTCTGGCAAAACTATCACTATAGGAACTTATTTACTTTGGAGAGCAAATTTTCATAAAGATAGAATAAATATTGGTGTATTGGCAAATAGACCCAGAACAGCGAGAGAAGTCCTAAATAAAATAAAGCAAATCTTTTTGAATTTGCCTATATGGTTAGCACAATCTGTAGAAACATGGAATAAATCTGACATTGAATTAGGAGATACAAGAACAAGAATACTAACAGATTCACCTTCTGAAAATTCATTCAGAGGCGATACAATCGCTTTATTATATGTTGATGAATTAGGATTTATTAATAAAAAAGATTGGGATGCAGTAGTAGATTCTATTATCCCGACGATGAATTCCCTTTCATTTAAACAATTAATATATTCAAGCACTGCCAATGGTGTTAATCATTGGAGTGAAATTGTATTAAAGGCGAGAGAAGGATCAAATGATATTCTTTTAGTGGAAAATGATTGGAGGGAAGTACCTCATTATGATAAGAAAGGCAATTTAATCCCTCCAGATAAATATAAGGAAATGATGATTAAGAGATATAGTTTAAAGTATTTCTTAAGCACTGAAGAAAATGAGTTTTTAGGATCTAATACTACTTTAGTTTCTAGTGAATCATTAAAAAGAATTCAAGATAATGTTAAAAATAGAAAAATAATTAAATCTTATAATTTTCGGGGTTTAAATATATATAAAGAACCAGAAAAAAATCATTCTTATATTATTTCAGTAGATTCATCAAAAGATGGAATTGATGATTTTAGTATTAATATTATTGATATAACAAAATTCCCATTTGAACAAGTTAGTGACGCTAATTTACAAGTAGATTACTTAACTATGCCAGAATATCTTGATGAATTAGGTAAAATATATAATGATGCATTAATTATTGTAGAAAATAATTCTGGTGATGGACAATCAATTACTGATACATTATGGAGTGTTTATGAATATAAAAATCTTTATAGAGATAAAAATATTGAAGGAAGAATAGGATTTAAAAGATATACAGGATTTAGAACAACCATTAAATCAAGAAATATTATTTTAGGATTACTAAAAACATTTATAGAAGAAAATAAGTTAATCATTAATTCAGAAACAACATTAAAGCAATTATATACATTCACAAAAAATGATTCGGGGAAATACATTGCTGAAGATGGGTATAAAGATGATAACATAATGTCTTTAGCAATTGCTTTTGCTCCTTTTATGGAATCTAAAGTTTTTGATGATTATGAATTATTCGTTAAAGAACTTAAATCAGATTCAAATATAAAAACTAAGGAATTTATTTCTACTTTAGATTTAGCATTTACTAGTGATGCTCAAGAATCAGAACAAGAAAGAGTTAAAAAATTCTTTCAAGAAACTAATTCTTTAAATGTTTTTGACGATTATGGGGTCTCTGAAGAATTTAACTATTCTTCTTAATTCCCAAAGTTTCGTCAAACAATCCTTCAATTTCGTCTGGATTATATTTTTTTTCACCAGAAAAAATTTCATCTTTTGTCTTAAATTCAGGGACATATTCATGTGTAATTTTTTGTTTTTTATTTTTTTGTTCAAGATCTTTAATAGTTTGTTTTAATTCTCTTAGAGTAACAAGAATATAAAGAATAATTCCGAGCATACAGACAAGCACAGCAGGAAGAACATAACCGTATAGATACATTTCATACATTTTTTAATCCTTTAATTATTTTCAATGTGTTTATGAGAGTGATTTTTTAACGTCCAAATAAACCAAATAGTTTGAAGAAGTGCGTTCCAAACTACACCTATTAAAATAATTTGTTCAATCATTGTTTTTCTTTTTCGTTAGCAAATAAAACAGTACAACCATAAGGAATCATATCATATTTAATCATTAAAGATTCACCTTTTTTGTTTTTAATATATATAGTATTTAATTTAAGTTTTCCCGATTTTGAATATCTATTCATCATCATCCTCGTCAAAAAATTCATCTTTTCTGTATTCAATTTTACAATCGTTAACACATTCAATTAAACAATCTTCACAAATTTGAAATTCCCATCTATTTAAATCTTCAACTGTTCCATATCCAAATTGATGATTTATATTAATATAATTTTCATAATCCTCAATTTTTCTATGACATTTATCACAAATAACACTTTCAACTTTCATAATTTCTGTTTGAAGTGTTTTTGTAGTATGTGTAATCAATTTTTATCCTTTTATTTAGATATTTTATTATATCAAAAATTTCCTTAAATCTAAATTAAATATAATCTTCTGGAAATTTTTCTTTTAGTAATTCTTTAATTCTTTTAATTTCTTGAAATGTTAATTCAATTTCTTCATCACCATCATTTATTTTTAATACACCTGAAGAAGAAATATCAGAAATACTAATATTTTCCCAAGAAATCCCTATTTCATTATCTTTAACAGAATATGGATTTAAAGATGAAATTGATGATGAATCTATATTTTTGTACATATTTTTCCTTATATTTCTTGATGAATTTTCTTAAAATTCACATCTTCCATAATGATTCCACCAGTTTGATAATCAATACTTTCAATTTCTTGAAGTGCTGATTCAGAAGATCCAAAGTTTAGATATTTATTAATCCAAGTAATAGGATTTTTATTACTTCCAGGGTAAATACTTTTTAGACCTATTGATCTTAGTCTTAGATTTGTTAGATATTTAATATATTCTTTAGCAATATTTTGATTAATACCTAATGGACATCCAGTGCTATAAAGATAATCAATCCATTCAAATTCTTCTTCAGATACTTTAAAGTAATGATCATATATCCAAGGGGTCAATTCTTTAAAAATTTCTACGAATCCTTCTTCTTCATTTTTTCTTAAAATATTAACTACATTTTGTGTTAGTGCCATATGTGTATTCTCGTCACGAGCAATCAATTGTAAGATTTTTGTACTACCAGAAAAAATATTTCTAAATTCTGTTAATGACCAAATACTTGCAAAACCTGAATAAAATCTTAAACCTTCTAATGAGTTAACTGATATAATTGCTTTTAGAATTTTCTCTTTAAATTCTTTTTTATCAATTTGTTCTTGATTATTATATTTAATAACCATTGGGTATAAATCATTATAATCCTGTACTACCGTTTTTGTGTGTTTTGTTAATATTTTATTATCAAAAGTCTCATCAAAAACAATTTCTGGATCTGGATATACAGATTGAATTAGATGACTATATGATCTCGAATGGATATTTTCGAAGAATTCCCATGTAGTAATAATAGATTCAAATTCTGGATTTGTGGTAATTTGTCCAAAAGTAAAAATCGGTGATCTACCTTGCAGAGAATCCAGCATTACCAGTTTTTTAAGTTGTTCTGTGAGAATAAATTTTTCATAATTATCTGAATTTGATTCATAATCTGATTTATCTTTATTCATCGAAATTTCATCTGGACGCCAAAAGAAACTAAGCATCCTATCATTGAGTTTATCAATATTAGGATATCTTAGAACATCATATCTTTGAGTATTTTTACATTCATTATTAAAATCAAAAAGTTTGTGTCCTTGTAAATCACAATATTTAGTCACATATAGATTTGGTTTAGTTTTTCTTTTCATTATTATCCTTTACAAATATTATTATATCTAAATTTTCCTTAAACTTTAATTAAAGAGTACACCCCCCACCAGAACATCCTTCTTCTTCAATGTTTTCTTGTTTTTGATCATCTGTTTTAGTTTTACTATAATATAAACTTTTAATACCATATTTTCTACATGTATAATCTTGTTTTACTATTTCAGAAAATGGAATCTTCTGATCTGGATATTTTGTCATATCATTATATTGATTTAAAGAAATTGCTTGATCAATATATTTTTGAAG